TCCGCGCCAGCATGATTTGATTCCTCCCCACCTCAGGCGCCGTCTGTTTGGATAGGTGGGGTTTATGGATCAGTTACAAACAACCCTCCCAAAGCTGCAGGTTCCCAGTTCATGATCACCAGCTCACCACTCACCTCAGCCCTCCCTTGGCGCTGGTTGGTGGTGCTGTAGCGAATGTCGACGGATTCAAAATGGAACCCCTCAAACACACGTCGGATGTCGGGATGATCGTTAATGCTGACCATGACCTTGCCTTTGCAGCGCCGCATAAAGTCGGCCATGCGCTCGTAATTCTCGAAGGGAAAGTCCACGCCATAACCGGCCGTCTGCCAGTAAGGTGGATCCATGTAGTGGAACGTATGGGCACGGTCGTAGCGCTCGGCACATTCAAGCCAGCCCAGATTTTCAACATAAGTGCCGGACAAACGCTGCCACGCCGCAGACAGGTTCTCCTCGATCCGCAGCAGGTTGATGGCCGGGCCGGTCGTTGCAGTGCCGAACGTCTGCCCCGTCACTTTGCCGGCGAACGCATGGTGCTGCAGATAAAAGAATCGGGCGGCTCGCTGGATGTCGGTGAGGGTTTCCGGACGCGTCATCTTCTGCCACTCGAACACCTGGCGGGAACTGAGCGCCCATTTGAACTGGCGCACGAATTCTTCCAGGTGGTTCTGCACGACACGGTACAGCGTCACCAGGTCGCCGTTGATGTCGTTAAGAACTTCAACAGGCGCTGCCTGGGGACGCATAAAGTAAAGCGCGGCGCCGCCGGCAAAGACCTCAACGTAGCATTCGTGTGGCGGGAAAAGCGGGATAAGGCGGTCGGCCAGGCGGCGTTTGCCGCCCATCCAAGGGATGATGGGTGTAGACATAAAAAGGCAAGACCTTTGCTGTATGGATAAACAGTGCTAGGCTCGCTCCGCTTTGTGCACGAAGCGGGAGCCTTGGCTGGACTTGCAGGGACGATCTGCGGGGAAGGTGGCCGGGTTGGATGTTGACGCATCCTGCCCAGCCGCTCCTTTTACTTCGGTGTAGAGACTTCTTTTGCGTAGGCCTGACAGGCGCGCAGGGCGATCAATCCTTGGTCGCCGGTATCGGTGATTCCGATAATTCGTTGAGCATGCGCTGGGTCAAGTTGGGCTCTTGTGGTGCCATGAACCACGCGGCCGGAGGCGGTGGTGGTTGGCATTGCACAGCAGCCGGTAGTTTCGGTGGCGGCGAGTACGACTGACAGCCGCAGATCAGCAGTAGCCAGGCGATCACGCAGACGAGCTTGCTTGGTTTGCTCATAGGTCAATTCCTTGTGGTGGGTTTCGTCTTTGCTCTGCAGGCGCTGCTCCAGGGCTAGGCGCTTGTCCTGCTCGGTACGCTGCAGGGCAGCAGACGCTTGGGATAACTCGTTGAGGGTGTCCGCTTGCAGCCGGGATTGGCGCTCCAGCACGCGGCAATAACGCCAGTCCTGGGCAGTCCAGGCCAACGCCGCAGATCCGGCGCCCACCATCAACAACAGCACGCCGGCAGCAGCGATACGGAACTGCGCAGGGATCAGGTCGAAGAGACGCATAACACCGCCCTCGCCCTGGCCCACAGCTGCAGCCGATCCTCCAGACCATTGAGGCCACCATTTATCCGGCGAGTGATCGTATTAAACTGATCCTGATCCGCGAGCGCATTCAGCCCGTTCACCGACCAGAACCACGCGGCCGACTCTGCCGCCCATTGAGGCAGTTCGAGCAATTCCGGCGTGCGCAGCAATCGCTCATCGCCTAACAGTGCCAGGCTGCAGCGCAGATAGTTGTCGTGGCCGGTGATCTGGATCAGTCCACGGCCACGGTAGCGCTGACCATCACCGTCGGCTTCCGGGGTGTTGCCGAGCTTCGTAGCCAGGTTGCCGGTGTCGTATTTGCTCAGGTACTGATCGCCCCCCAGCTCGCGGACGTACTGCAGTTGACCCGACTCATGACCGATCTGGGCCAGGAACGCGGCCTGACGCTTCGGTGTGTTGATTTGGTGATTGACCATCGCCATATTGAGGGCAGATACAAAAACGCCCGCTTGGCGGCGGACGTTCGGCATGATGCGTTGCAGCTGTTGTTCGGTGAGGGACATAAAGACTCCAGGCATAAAAATCTATGGTCACCCCCATTTTTGCAATACTGATTAACGGGTGGTGTGGTTGGCTTGCTTAAATCTATCCGGCGTCTGTTTGGGGCATGCCCCAGCGCCACGATGAGAGTCGCGCCTGACGATCCTTAAAAACCGGTCGGCTTCTGAAGCCGATTTTTATGTCAGGATCTTCGCCAGGCCGGTGTGCCGTTCACATCATCTGTTGTTCAGCTATCGCAAAACCTGAAGGGTGAATCGTGGTACTGCAACAACTGCAGGGTCAGGCGTTCAAAGCGTCTGGCCCTGCTTCATATTGCGTATGGCGAGCGGCTATCGCCCAAGCGATACGCGCCAGTTTGTTAGCCAGGGCACAGGCCACGACATTTGAATGTCGTCGACTGAGCAAGGTTTTAACCCAGTCAGCCAGAGCGCCTTTCTGGTGATCCAGCCTCTGCATATAGACCCTGGAACACTGCACCAACAGTTGTCGCAGATGCTTGTCACCCCGCTTGCTGATCCCCAGCAGATTGGCCTTGCCGCCCGTGCTGTACTGCCTGGGCACTAAGCCAACGGAGGCGGCAAAGTCGAGACCGCATCGGTACTGTTTACCATCGCCCATCTCCACAGCCAGCAGGCTGGCGGTGATCGGGCCGACACACGGCATGCTCAGCAAACGACTGCCCAGATCATCGTTGGCCAGTTGGCCCGCCAGTTCTTTATCCAGCGCTTTGATTTGCTCATCCAGATAGACGAAGTGATCGTGCAGGCGCTGCAATAAGACCGTCAGACGAACGGGTAAGTCGTGCTCGGCCACAACGCTCGCCAAACGCTTCATGATGGCCAATCCCTTGGGCAGGCTGATTCCAAACTCCAACAGAAAACCGTGCATCTGATTAGCCGTTTTGGTGCGGTCATGCACCAACGATTCGCGCATCCGATGCAGCACAGACAGGGTTTGCTGGGATTCGGTTTTAGGCGTAACGAAGCGCATGGATGGGCGGGAAGCGGCTTCACAGATCGCCTCAGCGTCGACGAAGTCATTTTTGTTGCCCTTGACGAAGGGCTTAACGAACTGCGGGGAAATCAGCTTGGCCGTGTGTCCCATCGCCATCAGTTGGCGAGCGACAAAATGCGACCCTGCACAGGCCTCCATCACCACGACACAGCTCGGCACATTGCCGAAAAACTGCATCATCTGCGCTCGTGAGCATTTTCTGCGAAACACCTCGCGGCCCGACTTATCCTGGCCGTGCAGGTGGAAAGTATGTTTGCCGAGATCGATACCGATCAGTGCTGACTCGCTCATGATGATGGCCTCCGAAAACAAAACACCCCGTGAAAGCGTAGCCCTCACAGGGTGTTGGGGGTGACCATCTCATTAACCGCACTAAGGCGGCGATGGGATCCACTACAGCGTCTCAACGCTCACAACCTTGAGCGGCTTCGTTTCCTTCTTTTTCTTGCCCTTGGATTTACCTTTCTTGCCGGCATTGCACTCGACTGTGGTCGACCAGTCGGATTGGATAAACACCTGCTCGACCGAATCCGCCAGGTATTCGCCATCAAGACCGACCTTGAAGCCCTGGGCGTTGATCAGGCGTTCGGCAAAAATGTCTGTCCGGCCAGGCATCTCGAAACGCACGTCTGCGGTCGAGCGATTGAACGCCGCCAACCGTGCCTTGGCGGCAGCCTCGGCGGCGGTCTTGTTCGGATAGATATGTCGGTCGGTATGAACCGCTGGCAAGCCATCCGGAGCGTCGTCGTTGTCGATGGTGACCACCGCCAGCTTGCCGTCCTTCTTGTTCTGATGCTTGGTCGCCACGGCCTTGTGCGAGTTACGATCTCCCAGGCTGAACTGCCAGCGACTGAGATCGCTACGGGTCAGAGTGATTGCGCCGAACGTTTTGCCGCTGGCGGTCTGACCTCCCTGACGCGGCATCACCAAAAGCTTGCCGTCCGCGACCTTGGCCGTGCAGTCGTATTGCTTGGCCAGGCGCGTGATGAAATTAAAATCGGACTCGTTGAGCTGATCCACCCGGGCGACCTTGGTCGCTACCGGACACACCGCCCGCCAGCCATTGCGCGCCGCGATATCGGCCACGATCTTCGACAGCGGCACGTCCTCCCAGCTTCCACTACGGATGGTTTTGCCACTGCCACGCATGTCGCTGGCTTTGCCCTTAATCACTATCGTATCCGGCGGCCCCGACACCTCGACCGTATCCACCGCGTAGCGCCCCAGGCGCACCAAGGACGTTTCGGCATAGCCCAGGTAGATCTCAATGGAGCTGCCACGCCGAGGCAGCACCACCTGGCCGTCCCGGTCATCAATACGCAATTCAAACTCGTCGGACTCCATACCGGGCTTGTCAGAGGTGCGCAGCAACAACAACCGATCATTGATTTTGGCCGTCACATCGGCGCCATCAGCCACGATTCGAAACATAGGGGTCATGGATTTTGTCCAAAAAAAACCGCACATGGCGGGTCAAAAAACAAATGGCCGTTACGCGTAACGCAACGCGTCGCCGGCAACGGTCGAGGTCAATCCCACAAGCTGATGCCCTCCCCGGTTGGGCTGGGCAGATCCGGCAGATAGACCAACACTCCGGCGCGGTAGGGCTGGGGCTCGTCGGCCAGCCCCTGATTGGCGTCCAGCACCGCCTCGGTGCTGCCGTTCAGATGGCCATAAACGTTATTGCAAATGACATCGAGCATGTCCCCGTCAGACGTTCTGCATGTCGTCGCCATAGCGCACAAACTCCAGAGTGAACCCTTGTTTACGCGGAATCCCGCCGTGCAACAGCGCGCCCTGCTCCTCGTTGGTGGTCTTCAGGCACCAGGTGCCGATCACCTCGCCATAGCCCGTGGTCAGGGTCAGCGGCTGAAGCCTGGCCCCAATGCTGCGCAAGGTGTCGAGCTGCTTAAGCCCACCCTTGAAGCCCGGATAAATCGTCCCTTTGAGCGTTAACTTGTCGTCTCCCATGCCTACGGCCTGCTGCGCCGGACGGCGCGACAGGCGCTCCTGCGAGGCCCAGCGAAATTCGGTCGAGCGGCTAAGCTCGTCGAAGGCCGCCGTGTCCAGATTGAAGTAGTAGGGCTGCTCCTTGGGGTCACGGGGTTGGATGATCAGCAAGTGCGGGAACGGCTTCACTGCTTCCGGCGCCGGCGTGGCGTCCACTGCAAATGAGCTGGTCGGCACGATGTTGGCCAGAGACGGGCTGACCTTTCCGGCGATCTTATTGATCGCGACCGCAGCCTTGCCCGCCTGCTCCTTCAGCACGCCCATACGCTCCTGCACCTCGGCGGCCGCCCGTGTCGCACGGCCGTACACGGCTACTACCTGGCCGACCTTGGCCTGTGCTGCGTCCACGCCACGCATTACCCGCTGTAGTTTGGCGCCGACTGCCGGCCCCACGAACGGGATGTTTTCCAACTCGTATGCGGCGCCGGTTAACTCTCGAATGGCACCATTCACCGGCCCCAGCATGCCGTCAGCACTGCGCCGCCCAGCCTCCCCGGCTTCGACCAGGTACTTTAGGCCCGACTGCATTTGTTCCATGTACGCCATGGGGCCTCCTTACAGATGGGGTTCGTCATAAAGCTTCGCGGCGTTTTGTTTCGCCGCATCCGCCATCATTAATCGCATATGCGGCATGAGATCCTGCGCCAAGCGTTGTGGATCTTTCACATCCCCTTGCACCGTAATCGGCATGGTCAGCGAGTATTCAAACTTCTGATCCACTTTGGCCGGAACAGGCTTCTCCGGCTCTTTGGATTGAATCGCCACCGCTGCCGGCTTGCTCGGTGCTGACACCGCAAGGGAGCGCGCTGCATCCCCCGGCGCGGGCATGGTCGTGAGCAACCACGCTGACCGCCTCAATCACATGGGAAGCTTTGACCCGCAGGTTGTACTGCTGCGCGAGCCACTTCATCACTCGCATGTCGTCAATGTCGGCCCAGTCACCGGCACCGCCGCCGAAGGGCGCAGACCGAAGCTTGACGATCTTGGAGCTGAATACGCTGTAGCCGATGACACCGGCCCAGCGTTCGTCATTGCCCAGGATCAGCTCGACGTTTTGCATGTGCGCAATCAGGGAGCCGTTTTCGGTGCGGGCCAGTTGGTCCTTCCAGCCACCCGCTGCAGGAGGCTTGACCACCGCGAGCACCTGACGGCGGACAGCCTCCAACCCCTCGGCGACGTGAAGGTCGTTGAAGTCGGTCCACTTGATCTCGCGCTCGCCGGAAAACACCGGGGCGACGACTTGACCGCCGACAACCAACGCGGCGTTGTTGGCTTTCTCTCCGCCAGGGTTCCAAGGGTCACCGTTGGGGCGCTTAGTTTTCCAGTCGTCATCGCGACAGATGATCAGCGGGCAGCCGGGGAAGCGCTCGCGCATGGCCTTGGATACCGGTAGCAGGTTTCCCGCGTCAAAGGCGATAGCGACCGTGAGCGACGTCGCCATGTGCAGGCTCGCGCCCGTGGCATATCGAGGCGGCCTCACAGACGGCAAAAATGATGGCTACGACGAAGGCTATTCCCATGGGTACGTCTCGGGCCGGGACGAATCTTCAGCCGCATACGCTGCCTCTCTCAAAGAGATGTCAGATCAATGCATGCGCACCGAACTCCTATTAAGCCGGGAACCGCAAGACCGTTACACCCTTTTGGCCATTGCCGAAAAGCTGAAGCTCGCCGCAGAAACCTTCCGCGCTGTCAGATCCGAAAGCCAAGCAACCACACTGCAGCAGCAGCAGCAGCACGCCAAGGCCACTAAGGAACTGCGCGCTCTGACTCGCTACAGCAAAGAGTTCGACCGTCAGTTGAAAGCCCTGATCGGCTATGAAGCTCTGCGCCAGTTGCACAAGGCGACCGACAACGCCTTGCTGCTGGCCGACCTGGTGAGGGAAGCCGCATGAACTGGATCCTCACCTCCACCGGCAAGCGCTTCGACTTGTTCGAGCCTGACGCTGACATGATCGACCCACGGGACATCTCGCACGCGCTGGCCCACCTGTGCCGATTTAACGGCCACACCCGCGAGTTCTACAGCGTGGCCCAGCACAGTTGCATCGTCGCCGAGCTGGTGCCGGAAGAGCACAAGCTTGCGGCATTGCTCCACGACGCGACCGAGGCGTACCTGGGTGACATGACCCGCCCGCTCAAGCAGTGGATCTCTGCCTACCGGCACTTCGAGGATGTTATCTGGGAGCGTGTTTGCGAACGCTTTGACCTGGCTCTTGATCTTCCCGCCTGCGTACACCAGGCCGATTTGATTGCGCTGGCAACCGAACGCCGCGACCTCATGCCAACCGATCCGGCTATCTGGGATTGCTTGGTCGGCATCGAACCCATGGTTGAAACCATCCGCCCATGGTCTGCCGCAGAAGCCCGGCTCACCTACCACCAGCGGCTGATGGACCAACTCGCAATTGAACATCGGAGGAAAGCGGCATGAAGAACCAACAGGATGACTTCCCTTCCCTGTCCGCTTTGCTCCGCGCTGCAGACAGCGTCGACACGCTAGAAACAAACAGCCTCTGCTGCGCAGCAGCAGGCATTATTGCCCCTCCCAGCGCCACTACCGAGGCACTTATACCCCACGAAAAGCTGCGCGGGGCAGCGCTCGCTGATGCAACGCTAAATGCTCAGGAATGCCCGCTCGCGCAGCCTGTTAAGGGGTATTCGCACCTCCCCCTCTTATCGCCTACAGCACAAGAACAGGCCGTGTTCATGTGCGGCAACAGCGTCAGTCCGCCACCAATGGCAGCGCTCAAAAGGGCAAATGATCCATGGCGCCAAGTAGAAGAGATAAAGGAGGCAGCATGAAAATACCAGACTTCGAATTAGTGGATGGGATTTTTCCAGGTGACGGTGCTTACATTTCGATTGAAATGCCTTTCTCTTGGCTAACTGACAACGCATATGAAGGGCACGGGGATTACGAAAATAGTTTCTATATAGATATCCAAGAACTAATTAAAAAACGCATCGATGAAGGACGATGCTCATTCAGCCATCCAAATGCTATGCAGGCGAAATCCACTGTCGAGATGTTGCGTAAGTATGCGGACTTACTTGAAAACACGTTTGTTTTTTCCGCAGACGCGATTGAGGAAGGCCCAGACGGGGAAACGATATTTGTCAATGCAGGAAAAGAAGGAGCCCAAGTTTGGTTAACGGAGGCAGAAACCGGCGACTTGACCGATAAATGGAGACTACACCCCTGCAGCAAAGGCCACACGGACATAAAAGCCAAAGATTCAAGGGTCAGATGTCAAGTTTGCGGTGAGGAAGAAGTTGGAGAATGGACTAAATGCGCTATTTCGAGCTGGAATTTTATGCAAGGCCCTGCGGCCACTGAGAGCAAATCATGAATACCCTCTTCTTATTGATGGCCCAGTACGATGGGCAGGCCGTTATTCCGTTAGACCGTGTTTGCACGGATTACATGCGCTTGACAGTAGAGAAGTTCAAACGTAAACGCTTGGACGGCGAAATCGACATTCCTGTAGTTAGGCTTGGCGCCGACACTCAGAAAGCAGCATTAGGAATCTACTTAAAAGATCTTGCCGACTATATCGACAGACAACGAGAAAAGGCTGAAAAAGAGCAAAATAAACTTATGGGACGGGCGGCATAAGGGTAAAACA